CGGCAGGAGATAGTAGCTGTCCCCCTTCGCTTTCGGCGCGAAGTCGCGGGCCAGTCCGCCGGGGGACGCTGGGCTAGTGCCGATAATGGCGAGCCAGTTTTTGCCGCGGCTATGCGATTGCCAACAGCCAGCAGGAACCTGCGTCAGCGCGCCGTCCTCGATATTCAGCGCGAGGTCACCATCCGCGAGGCCGCGCTCTGCCCGTTTCGCCGCAATCCGCGCGGCTTTGGCGTCCGCTTCCACCTGGAGCGCGGCCAGTTTCGCCGCGCTCTCCACTTCGGCAGCTGCTCTGGCGGTCGCGTTCTGCGCGTCCAATTCTGCGACCCACGCGACCGCTTCGGGCGACTCCTTCACGGACTGGTCCGCGTAATACGGCCAGTCCGGGGTCAGCTGGACATAGGTCACGGCCTCTGGCCGGTACTGTGCGACGTGGCCACTACCGCTTGACACCTTGCGCTCGCGCAGCACGGCGAGCGTGGCCTCCCGCCGTTCGGCCAGCTGAGCCGCTACCTTGTACTTTTCCGCCTGCTCGCGGGTCCAGATACCCGCGAGTACATCGGCAGGCGTCGGGAGCGCGTCGTACTCCGGCGCGCCGGAGTGGTCTTGATTGATCAGCGCGCCACCGTCGCACAGTTGCGCGACGGCCAGCAGTCCGGCGTAGCTCGGATCGGTGTGCGGGACTGTCAGAGTCCGCTTCTGCTCTCCGGTCCCGCCGGAGAGCAAGTCCGCCTTGCGGCCTGCCTCACTCAGTCTGACGGTAATCGTAATCACAGTATCCGTCCTCTCGTATAGGTGCCGTCCTGCGCCACTGCGGATCGGCAGTCTCGTGCGTCGTGGCCACGGTAGGGAGCGCTGCAACGTGCAGCGCTCAGAAGGGGCAATCAATCACTTCGGTTGTCGGCGCCGCGGTCGGTCGCGTGACCGCGCGGCATTTCGCGGGCAGACTGTCGGCTAGTGCCTGACAGTCCAGCTCGTACTCGGCTCTCTCTCCGTCCCCCAGGTCAAGGGACGGGTGAGCGAGTAGATCGCGGAGGCAGATCAGCGCGAGGCCAGCGGTCTCGCACAATCGCCAGTAGTCCCGATACTCCGTCATGGTCATGGTCAGTATCCTTCGGAGAGAGTAGGTCATTATTGCACGAGTATGACGTGGATTTCTCCGCACACCGCCGCACTCGCAACGTCGGCGCTGTGCTTGTCGGCATAGACGCCCTGTAATTTCCCTTCGTCGTCAATGACGACGTACACGACTTCACCTTTGATTCGCATGGTTAGTCCTCCCTAGTAGGTCGTATCTCCCCGCTGTGCTGCACAGTCGCAGCACAGTCCCGCGAGCCGGTCTTCCGCGCTCCGAATGTCGTCCAGGATGCCCGCGGCGATCTTGATGCGCCGCAAACCCATCTCGGACGGCGGCGGATTGAGCGCGGCGGTCAGGCGTGCGGACAACGTGCCGCACGCCGTCAAGTCGAACAATCCATCGTCTGTCTGTAGCATTGTCGTATCCTTCCGAGTAGGTCAGTCGTCGGCAGTCCCTCCGGCGCTGACTGCCTATCGAGTTTTCTTTGACCGCGTTGGGCAGGAAGAGATATAGCAGTATCCGTGCCGTTCGTGTTTGATGATGGGAAACCATGCCGCACAATCGCCGTAAGTCTATATGGTGTAACGAGATGAAAATTCAACCGCGTCGAATGGCACGGACGGAATTAAAGACGGTGCTAGTCTCTGACTGCCTCATTCTGCTGATATTGGTGTATCATTCTGCACAAATAGAGCAGTATCGCTACAACGCTTCCGTACACTGCCGAAAACAGGGGCGCCACCGCGCGGAGAGCCGAGTAGGGTATCGGTCCGGCTCGCGCTCCGATCTAGCGGCTAATGCGTTCCTGCGTCGTCCGGGAGGAAGTCCGTCACTTGGACTCCTAGCGCGGCCGCCAGTGCCACCACTGCGCCCCATACCGGACCGGCCGCGCCGCGTTTCGGAGCGCTCCGGTCTGGTCCGCGCTCGAGCTGTGCCACCGCCTGATAGTGCATCCCGCAGCGCTCCGCCAGCTGGACCTGAGTCAACCCCGCCGCGCGACGCAACTCCCGCAGTCGGCCGCCGAAGGTGCGGGCCGCCCGCTGCCAGGCTTGGCTACCGCTGCCAGGCTTGGCGCGTGGCTTACGATTCTGCTTCGAGACGCTATCCGGGTCGGCATGGTCCTGTGAGGCCAGCAGCGGCGATCCTGCGGCGTCTGCCGTGGAATCCGGCGCCGGAGAATCCGACAGCGCGGCAGGGACTTCGTGTAGGTCAGGGCCGATCTGACGCGAGTCCTCCAAAGCAACCGCGAAAGGGATAGACATGACGTTCTAACCTATGTGCGAGCTTGAGCGTAGAAGGAGCCGCCAGTGAAGCAGGACCGGCCACCGCTCATCACTTCGGCAACCGACCCGGCTTGTTGAGGAGACACCGTTATAGTACGCTGTGCTTTGTGATAGTCAAGTATCGGCAGCTTGTTCGATCAACGTGTGGCGCTGAAGTAAGGCACGTCCGCGCCCCGGATATGCTTCTTCTGCACGATCCCGGCAGCCCGCTCGTACTCCTTCTGGGCTACGTGTGCCGCTGCCCGTAGTTTTTCCTTGCGCTGGCGACTCGCGTTCAGGGGACAGTCGAGCCACGCATCGAATGCGTCTTCCGCTGCGTACTTGAGTTGTACTGTGGTCATCGTTCACCACTCCTTCCGCATTGTCAGGCCACGATCGGAACCTCTGTAAGCCACCAACGGCCACCTATCGCCTTCAAGTCTCTCTGGACTATTTCCTCCAAAGCTGCAACACGAGCCAAGCGCTCTGGCGATTTGTAAAAGGCAGCCCGCACGTCCATTCTGTTCGCCACTGGACCAAAGGTGAAAAATCGAAGCTGCTCTTTAGGTATGGCGTAACTCGGACGGCAAGCGTCAATCTTGCCGTACCTACCTCTCCAGATCAATCGAGCCATCGCTGCTCTTGCCGACTTGCTCATCACCACTCCTTACGCATGGGCTTTCTCGCCGTGGCTATTCGCACGATCCGCGGTGCGTACAATGCTGGATCACGAACGGCGTCGTAATCCTCGCATTCCTTTGGTGGCATCGTCGGCAGCTGCTCAGCGATCATGGCGAGCAACTCGGATTCCGTTGGCTCTGGACCCGGCGACATCTTCGACGGTGGGTACAGGTCGCGGATACTCAGGTCGTAGAAGCAGCGGTGACAAAGTCGCCTCGGTCGATTCGCCCGGACGTGACCGCAATGTCGGCATTTCATCGGTTCTCCTTCAGTTCAGGCAGATCGGACCTTGATACGCCAACCTCGGCAACCTCGGCAGATCGCGGTAATAGATCACGAACACCGAGTTGTCGATACCGCTCAACCACATTCCTGCCAGAAACAAATGTGCCATCGGCTCCCCCTCGCTCACTCAGGCATTCTAAAAATAGACACAAGGCGATTGTGGCAGCGAGTCAATCCCTTACTCAACGGCCCCGGCGTCTTCCGTAAAGCGGCCAGAACTCGCTCACTCGTTTTCCAGGCGTCGTGTTTCCATCCCAACTCATCGGCGATTAGATGGAGTAATCCTTCATCTCCCCACATAACCGCTGGATTGTCCGTTTTCCTTAGCACGATCATAGTTGCTTCCCAAACTTTCATCTTCCTTCCCCCTCGCTCACTGCTGAGCTTTGTTTCCTTCAAGAAGTCGTTTCAGAGCCGCGCCTCCACAGTCGGGACACGTCACCCAGCCACCTTTGGGAGAATGTACCCCACGCGGTTTGTCTCCGCACCGCCTGCATTTTGGAGTAGCGGCTTTAGCTTTTCTTTTCCCGATCATCGTTCGGTCCTTTCTCGCTTACTGCTGAGCGGCTTGAATATGGTTCCTGTACCACTTTTCCGCTTCGACCAGAGCCGTGAACGGGTCACGATATTGACACTTGCCGAATTCTCGTTCTACTGCTATCGGCATCCCCGCAACTGTCCACAACACAGTATCCATCAGATTCGACGGATAAGCGTACCACCCGCGCCACATCATCACCTCTAAGGCGTTGCGGGCCAGAACGAATTGATTGGCATCTTCTTCCGAAAGGAATTTGCCGACAACACCAGACGGACCAAACACTTGCCAGACCTTGCCGACAATGTCACTCCATCCCTCTTCGACTCGCCACGGCGCCGGACTCAGCTGGCTCAGGTCGCTCATCGGCTCCCCCTCGCTCACTCAGTTGCCCACTCAGGAAGGATTACATCCGGTGTCGGTAGCCACTGAAACAAAGCTTGCCGACCCTTGCAAGGAACAGGAACCGGCAGAGCGTGGAAGCGGTCGCAAATCCACGCGAACCTACCCGGTGAATAATCACCGAACGCCAGTTCCTTTGGCCCGACAACCTCGCGGAACAACGTCTCGGTAGGTACACAAGAAGCCACTCGGACGATACCAACGACAGCACCGAAAGAGCGGTCGAAGTCCTCGTGCAGATACCGGCCGAATTGTTTCCGCAGGCTCCATTGTAACGCTGGTTGAAACGGCGGAATGGTAGTCATGCTTTCCAGTTCCGTATTCCACTTTTTCGCGGCGTGTATTACGAGAACACACGGCATGGGACGCGGAAACGGCCAAGAGCGGGTTTCGATCCGCTTCTCCCCGTTCACGAGCAGAGTTGCCCAGGGTTGCCACAGAGAGATTGTCAGTATGTTGCCCCCTCGCTCACTGCTGAGCGGCTACTTGTTGGAACTGCAAGGCGGATAAACCCCCTTACCCCCTTTGAAGGGGAAGAGGAAGCGAAGGTCAATCTCAACAGGCCGGGGTTGCTTACGACAGCAACGCTCGCCGCTCACCAAGAGCGGCCCCTAGTCATTTGGCTGACATAGCCTTTATCCGCCGCGGTTTGCAGCGGTCCTGCTGAGGTACGACACGTTCTCGGTGTGTCGAGTACCCTACCGTGCGGGCGAGTATCAGCTTCATTTCGCAAGGCACGATCCGCAACGCTTTTTGTTGCCGCTGTGTTTCTTGCCACATTGAACACATCGTCCCTGAGCGAGCATCTTTCGTTGCCAGAGGACTTGACGACTTGGCAGTAGCGCCCTCGCCGCTTTCCTCTCCAACCGTGCGGCGAGCCGTTGGGCTTGCCCGGCGCGTTTCTTTTCCAAGTACACGCACTTGCGGCGTCCCTGTCTGAACTTGTCCTGTTCGTTTTCTTTCCGAGTTGCCCAACGCAAGTTTGAAAGCGAACAGTTCAATGGGTTGGGATCAGGATGATGGGCCGCCACCATTCCTTCTGGGCATGGACCGACGAACGCTTCCAAGACAAGGCGGTGGACCTTGCGGCTGGTTGTAGCGTTGAGCAAGACTGCTCGATAGCCCATTTCTCCGACACGGCTACCTTTCAGTTCTTTCCAGGAGCCAGTTTTGCCGCTCCATACAGAGCCGTCTGAACCGACGCGATAGCCGGGAAACTCTGGAACATCGCGGTACTCAAGCGTAGAATCGAACTCAGGCATGACCTGCACTCCACTGCGGGTTGTGTTGAACGGCAGTCGGTTCGTACCCGACTGCCGTTCTTCATTCTACGAAATCTCCGGCGGCTTGGCCGTGTCAAGCGGAATCCCGGCGAACTTGGTGCATCACTTTTCCGTCCTCAATCTTCCGGCCGCACAGATGATCGGCACAGTAGGCCCACCACGATTTTCTCTTCGTGCCTCGCAGTATCGCTAGGCATTGTCAATAGTCCTTACTTCAACTTGGACACACGGAGAGGAATCGCTAGGCAGATAGCGAAGGTTAATTGAATGCACGAATTTCAGGCTGTCATCGGGAATCACGTCCCACGCCACAAGCAAATCGACGCTTGCTTTTTCGATGTTCGCAAGGTCGCGTTGTTCATTCACCTGTCCTGTCAGCGTCAGTGTGATAGAGACAGGCGTAGCGACACTGAAGACCTCTTCCACAGATTGAATCGCTTCTGTAATCCAATCGCGGTACGCCTTGCTCTTGACACGCCGCTTACCGACAGAAGCGAAGAGATTATTAGTGGACGGAGGCAACGGCAGAACGCAGGAGAACACCGTCTGGAGCGGCTTGACCGGCTCGGCGAGTCCGGCCAGAGCGAGACACTTCCGGCCAAGCTCGGAATTCGGGTCGATGCCCATTGGTTCATCCTCTAAGTTTGCAGACCTCTCCCCAGGAATAACCGCTGTCCAGGCTCAGCACCGGCCAGCCAAGCCGCTCTTCGTTGCCAGCCAGGTCGGTGTTGTCGCCGTTCGGCTCAATGCCCTGCTCGCGTAGGTCTTCGGCGAGATTTTCACGCTCGCGTTCCTTCTCAGAAAACTCGTCGATCAGCAGGTCGATCACGGCGTCGATCTGGTCGTAACCGTTCGAGTCCGGCGCCGCGAAGAAGTCGGAATCGACGCGGATAAGGTAATAGTCGGGCCGCGTATTCAGCGGCTCAAACCACAGGAGTAGCTCGCCGTTGCCGTGGTGAGCTTCGCACACCGCCGGAGTCACGGTGTACTCTTGGCCCCAGAAATGCACCTTCCGGGGCTTCCGATACTTTTTGGGGATCGGCGGCGCTTTTTTGGTTTTCATCGGTTCACCTCGTACTTGCAGGATTGGGATTGTTCACTTGAGAGCCTCCCGTTTCTTCTTCCACTTCCGCTGTAGAGCGACCGCTCCCCTCTCTGGACCATAGCCGCGAACTCGGCCAGTTCTTCGCGGATGCCGTCCAGCATTGCGCAGGCGTCGTCCTCCGCAATCCCGTCGTCGATCCGGTAGAGAATGCCCATCATTCCCTGAAACCCGGCAAAGACCGGAGTGGTTGCACACTCCGGTCCTCGCTGATCCTGTCGGTTTAGCAGCCCTGTCCGTACTGGACGGTTCCCCGTCTGTTTTGGAAGCACACTGGGGAAGCCGACAAACAGGCTGCGCTCTTACCTGGAGGCTCTATGTCTAAGCATAGACCGCCACGGAAGAAGACCTTGCGCCGTAAGAAACGCCGCCGTGCCGGGCATGGCGATGATCTGAGCCTCCAGCTCTCTGCTGATTCTAGCTGTAGGCATGGACGACAACCTCCGGGTAAAGATAGCGAATCTTTTTGTTCTGTGACATTGCGTAGTTAATCTCGCGGCGTGTCGAGTAGCCCGTATAGCCGTCGACATTAAGGATCAGCACTTCATCGGCCAAGTCGATCTTGCGGAAGTGCAATTCATCCAGGGCGAGCTTTTCAGCTTCCGTGGGCGTGTACACCTCCGCGTCGGCGTGGCTGTAGAGGCCGACACTCAGCACGATCTTGCCAGCCATCGTCTCGCGGAAGTTCGCGTCGATGAAGGCTTGCTTGAACTTGGTCGAACCGCAGAGACAGACGATAATCGGCTTCATGGTTCACCCCGTACTTGCAGGATTGGGACTGGTTCCGAGCAACCTCTTCTCTTGGGACCGGCGGAAGCGTGCCTTTGCTTCCCGTATCTTCTTCAACTCCAGTTGGCGTTTATTCGTGCAGACTCGGCAGGTGTTTCGCTCCCACCGCGCGCCAGTTATCCGGTGAGGAGTGGTGAGCGGGAAGTCACTGAGCGGCTTTGTCTTGCCGCACGTTCGACAGCGCTTCATTTAGACGCCGCCTTTCATTTTCTCAATCACAGTGATTGCACCGGCCAACGCGTGGGCCATGAATGCTTCGATGACGGGGCCGGTCTCCGCAGAGCCGTAGTATTCGTCGTCGATTTCGGGCCAGTCAGGGCAGACGAAAAACCACGCGCCGATCACTTTCTCTCCGTGGAGAGTGTGGCCGTTCACGGTCAGGTCCAGGGTTTTCATTTTCTCTTTAGACTTTTTCATCGACGTTCTCCGGGGCGCAAGGGCCATTGTATTTCCACGTTTGCTCCGGTTCTCCACAAGCCGGGCAGACGTGAGCAGAGTCATCGGCCTTGCAAGAGTCCCGATGCTCCCAAATGAAGCCACAGGCAGCGCAGGAGTGCCGGTGGTAGCCTGGCTTGTCCTCGTACTCGATTTCTTCCGGTTTCATCGGTTCACCTCTTGGGTTCGATCAGTCCGGTTTGAATCCATTTTGATCCATCCATTCGCAAACCATGCGGTTGAATTCCTCGGCGTTGGGGCCGATGACACACCACACGGTACAGAGCATTTGCTCATCCTTGACGAAGTTCTTCTCGAACACTTCCGAGCCGGACATTTCAACGTGCCGGACCAGAGCTTCGCAAATCTCTTCGGATGTTTGGTTCATAGTCGCCTGATTCTGTTGATTTCTGCCTCTGCCTGTTCTCCGGTCACGCCTTCGCGTTTCCCGGCTATCTCCCACAATTCCTCAGCTGTCGGTGACTGGCCCAAGTGGTGCCGTCCGTGGCAATCGTTACCTCCGCTGAACGGCGCGCAGAGACTAACTAAGTTCAGGGGGTGGTCAATCCGTCTGCCTCCACCCATTCCTTTTCCAAGGATGTGGGCCGCCTCGCGCGCCGATACGAAGCGGCCACACGCCTCGCAAACGCCTTCGCCGCGGAAAGTGGCCAGCAGTTTTTCGTTTGGGGGGTAGCGTTTCATGGTGTCGTCAACGCCCTTTCAATCGTCCATCCGCGAAAAACTCGCATTGCGATGTTGCCAGGATTGATATTTAACTCGCTGGCCCATTGGCTGATTGTCAGTCGCTTTCCTTGGAACTCTAACAGGTGATTCCCGGAACGGTTATTGTTTTGCTCTTTCGCGGTTGCCCAGCGACAGTTGCCCGGTTCGTAATTGCCGTCGTTATTCGGGAAGCGGTCGATACTCTTTCCATGCGGACATTCACCCATATCCGCCAGGAACGCCTCGAATGATTCACTCCACCGCTCACAGACATTGATGCCGCGACCGCCGTAACGATCATAATATTTGTGCTTCGGATCGTTGCATCGCTGTTTCATTCCCGCCCAAGCATTGTAAGTTCGATTGCGTTTCATTCCCCTGCGAGCATAACCGTGACGTGGTTTTCCACTCATAGCAACCTCTGGCGGAAGGTACGCGCCGATCCTTTGGCATGTTCGGCCCGCCAGAGACGAGACGCGCAAAGGACCGGCGTTTTTCAGGTGTTTGGCTGGCGGGCCAGAGAAAGAGATTACCACGGACACCGCCGCCAAGTCAAGGGCTTAAAAGGTCAATGACGGCGGAAAGGATCGGATCGGTTTCCACCTTCTCTGCCTTGAGAAGTAGTTTCCGCGCGAGAGCGACGCTGCGCTCCAAATCTTTCAGTTCCGTGGCGTAGCTTCGCTTTGCTCGTGTCTGCTTGGCCTGCCCTCGGCTGCGCTTGCCGATCGGCGGGTTCGGCGGTTCCATTACGGTGCTGTTATCTTCGGTGGTCATGGATTCCTCTCGATTCTCTTGAGCAAGTAAGTTCTGAGTCGGAGCAGTTGTTGAAACCTTGGCCCGCCGGTGATGAGGCGAGCAATGGGCGGCGTAAGCATTCCGGGCGGAACCATAAGAAGCGGCGCGTCGAGCTTCTGTTCCACCTTCCGAAGAATGCGAGCGGACCAAGAGCCGAACAGCCAGTTCATCATGGGGTTCTCCGGTTGAAGGTTGCCGACCGGGTGATTCAACTCTTGGCTTCCTTAATCCGTTGGACGGCCCTTGCGGTTTCCACGCCGATCATCTGTCCGCAGCCGCCGTCGAAGCGGAATTTCAACAGCGGGAACTTGCCCATTCCCTGCCAGCAGTCGCGGCAAAACTCGCCGTCCAGGGCTTGCACCTTGCGATAAATCGCCGCGTTGAAGTAGTCGCCCTCGATCTCCACGAACGCCGGGAAAGAACCGATAGCGTTGCCGTTGCAGTTCGGGCACGGCCTCGATCCCGTTGGCGGGAAATGGCCAGATCCCTTGCACTTTGGGCACTGCTTCGGATACGAGATATGATAGTTGCTCCCGACCCAGACATTCCCAACGCCCTGACACGCCTCGCACTCCTGCCAAGGTCCATTTCCAGTGTGCCCGTACCCATCGCAGACAGGGCAATCCGAATCGGCAGCGACAATCGGTGACAGGTTCGGCAACGGACGCCAGCACTGTAAGCGATCGTGATTCCACGAGAGCATATCGAACGGCGGAACCTTTCCCTTGTGGTCTACCACGTCGCCCAGCTGTGGCCGCACCTGGACGCAGACGATCCCGTTCGTCGCGTAGGTGTATTCCTGAAATTCGTAGGGCAGGCGCATGTCATACTTTGGCCGTGCCTCGCGTGAGCAGAAGGTTTTCAGGTCGATCCGCTTTCGCGGCGACGGCAGGATGAAGGCGACTAAGCTCGCGGTCATCGTCAGCAATGCTTCGCGGCGGTTCACGTTCGTTTCTCCGGTTGTTTCGCCGTCCCATTGACGGCTGGTTTGGGTTTAGCCGGTTCGAGGCATTCCAGCGCCTGAACCGCATTCCAGTAGATCAAGGACAAGTGTTTCAGCAGTTTCTTGGCTTTCCAGTCCTCCGGCACGACAAGCGGCAACATGGGTTCCTCGCCGGAATTAAGTGCCCTTCGCATGGCTTTCGCATCGTGGCCGATGTTGCCAAGAGTCACGGCTACGTCCAGGCGGCATTCTTCTGTCTCGGCAAGGAGCGTTTCCAGAGCCGTGATAATGTCGTCGTCGGTGAAGGCTTCGCGGTTCATGCTGTCACCTTCTCCGCTTCCAATGGGAATGGCGCACCATGCACCTTATCGGGATCGGGTGTGCATTCCATGAATGCAACCACCCAATCTGGAGTCCGCACGATGAAGCCAGTTCCGTAATTTTTACCTGAGGTGGTGAAGGTGCCGATCGTGGCCTCAATCGCGTCCAGGTGAGCGAACGCATCGGCCAACAGCGCGCAGTCTACGACGTGCTTGCCGAGAAGAGCGTAGCGTCGGTCGCGTTCGACTGTCACGACCTTATCACCAGCGCACGCATCACACGGATCGACGTAGCCCTGACAACAGGCGTTGCCACAACGACAGTTGTACTTGCCCCAACCGTTGCACTCAGGGCACGGTTTGGTTGTCTGCGGTGTAAATGGTCCAACCCATGCCTTGAATGCCGCGTAGTCGAGTGGGATGGTGGCCGGATGATTGAGGATATTCGGCAAGCGCTCCTTGAGTTCGGGAATCGCCTCTACCCCGCTGATAGTGTTCCTGATCGCTACGCAGATAGCACTGTTCGTGGCGGCGTAGTACGGTTCTCCGTCCAGTGTGATGAGGTAGACGTTACTCATCCACTCAGGATGCTCTTTGGTTAGTGATTTCAGGAATGTCGCGTCGATCATGTTTCCTCCGGTTTCTTGTCGAACAGGTCAGGTCCAGCAGCCAGAGCTTCGAGAGCCTTGTCCACCCGCTTCTCCATCTCCTGTGCCTTGTGGAGCGATTCTATCCTTCGCGTCTTAAAATAATCCTTCTGGTGCGCTCGCATCAGCCGGACCATCGCGGCCAGTTCTTCGAGGGTCATCGTGTCACCATATGCTTTCTGCTTGTATCCGCACGTTCCAATAGCCCCACTTTATGAGCAGCGATTGCAGACCGACACTTTCGGGATCAACGTCGCCCACGATAACCAGTTCCGCAGAGTAGGCGACGACGCCAGCGACACAACCGACACGCCTTACATCGGCATGCCAAGTCGCCTGCACCAATCGACCAGACCACGGCGATAAAACGTAGAGCATCGCATCACCACTTCACGTCGTCCGGTTTCTTCTGCTTGGACATGGTGTCACCTCAGAATGGCGAAGTAGTCTTGTGCATTGGCATTGCTCCGCGAACGTACCATGACGGCGCGAAGTAGTCGCTCTGATAATCCGATTCGTCCGTGTAATCGGGGAACGCTCGAAAGAGTATCTGATGTTCCACCTTATAATCCGTCCGCTGTTCTAACTGCACGTCACGAATTGCAAGGTGGAAGACCTTCGGGTAATCGACGTGGACCCAATGGGAATTTCTGCCAGTCGGCAAGTAGACCCGAACGTGAGGTAAGCACCAGCTGCGGAACAATGCGCGGCACAAGTTCGCCCGCTCTTTCAGCGAAAGACCCCTACCAGTGTGTACCGTCACGACCTCGGCAGGATCGAACCTGTCAAGAACTGCCTGGAACTCCATAGACCGGCAAAAGGCTATCACCCAATGCCCCACGTCCTCGCCTTTCCGATTGGGCTTTTGCTGGTGAGCGAACAAATCCGCTATGTCGTCGTGGCCGTGTTCCCTGAGCCAATCGAGAGCCATCTGTGAAGCGACATACTCGCCAGACAGAGCGGCTTCTGCCAACAAGGTAAGTTCACGCAATGGGGAGTGAGCTTTCACGATTGCACCTTCTTTCGCCCGAAGTTCGGATGCACGTCGCTGACCTTTTCTCCGCGCTGTTCCCACGGAGGAAGGCAAGGGAAGTCCGCATCAGGCCACTGGCCGTATTTGTTGTGGTATTGTCGGCTCGCCATCTTGAACGTCCCGTTCCTGTGAGCAGCCATTCCAAGGCAAGCGAACCACGTTTTGATCTTCTCTTCGCGGGAGTAGGTCTTAGCATCCGCCGTCCGTTCCGCCTCAGTCAGAATCTCATTCCGCGACCTCACCGGCGGCGCCTCAAAGATCGACTTCGGCGGCTTCGCAGGCGCCCGACCGCACTGCGGACACGCCTTCTGCCCGTGGTAGGCCAGTTCACAGTGCTTGCAGTAGTACGCCTTCTCCGTCTCTCCGGCAGCGTGCTTCTCCTTCCATTTGGCATCCACGTTGCCTAGAAGCGTCCATTCCGTGTCCTCGTCGGTGAAGCCGTGGTCGAAGACGTTGCCACCGTGGTCGATGCCGATGCCATACTCCTTACCTTCTGCCGTCCGCATGACACGGCCCATTCCCTGAATCCAGCGGACACGGCTGCCCACGTTGCAAAAGAACTGACAGGTTCCCAACTCCGGCAGGTCGAAGCCCACTCCCACGATCCCGACGTTGGAGAGTATCTTGATCCGTCCGGCGCGCACGTCGTCGAAGATGCGATCGCGTTCATCATCCGGTGTGTCGGCGTCAATGTGCGCCGCCGTGATACCCTGTTCCTGATAAGCCTTCACCGCGTCCAGACTGTGCTGTACGCGAGCGCAGAACAACACAGTAGGCCGATCCTCGCCGTACTGCTGCCAACTCTCCACAAGATCTCCTGCGATGCCCTTGAGCAATCGCTTGCCCTTCCTCTTTCGTGCCGGTGCAAAGATTTTCACTGGCACGAGATAACCTTCCCGCACCAGCTGAGTCGTCGGCGCCGCACAGACTATGCTCTGTGCCCACGGCCCCAACCCGGCGCCGTCCGGCCCCACGGGAGTAGCTGTCAGAAGCAACACCGTTGCCGCCGGGTAGTGACCAATGATCCGACGGTACTCGGACTTCGGAGCAGCTGCCAAGTGCGCCTCATCCACGATGAGCAGTCCGGCCGGAGGCATATCGAGCCACTCATTGTTTACACACCGCGAGATAAGCGTATCACGCGAAGCCACTTGGACGAGATGCGAGGAATTCGATCCTTTGCCGCGCATGATGACACCGTGCGGCACCGTGAACTCACGGAGTCGTTCGGATATTTGATCCACGAGGCGGCGGCGGTGGACCATGAAAAGCGTCGGCACGTTCTTCTGCATAGCCTGTTGGCACATAAACGCCGCGACGGTGTTCTTCCCGAACCCCGTGGCGGCTTGCGCCACGATGATGCGGGCGCCCGAGGCACGCGCGGCACGGAGGCGGTTGTAGAAGTCCACCTGTAGAGGCTTCAAGGTCTGGCTCACGCGACCACCTGATTTCTTGTGAGATATTCGATTGCTGACCGCAGCACAGTAATATCGTCTCCAGCACAACCAAGCATTCGGTTACAAGCCCCGCAAAGCAAACCTCGCACTGCGTTCGTTTCGTGGTCGTGATCGACAGACAATGGATGAACAACGCCGGTTTTTTTCGTAATACTCGTCTCTGGACGCTGGCAGATTTCACAGAGATTTCCTTGTGCCTCCACCAGCGAATCGTATTCTTGCTGGGTCATTCCGTATTTGGTGCGGATATGACACCTTCGGGCAGCGGCAGAGTTTTTGCCTGGATTGTCTTTCTTCCACTTTGCGATGCGGTCAAGATAGCATCGTTTACAATAGGGCAAGAAATACCACTTTCCATTCCTTTGCTTGGCCTTGTAGAATTCGACAAGCGGTTTGTCCTGATTGCACAATCTACAGAATCTTGGACTCCCATTGAAAAGAATCCGCGTTTTGATATTCAACATTTCAACTTGTCCTTCAACTGCTGATAAAGATTGCGGGACACAAGACCAGAACTTCGGCAGTCAGAGCAGCCTTTCCCTTGACACATTGGACAGACAGCGGCAGGGCGATTTTCCTTAACGTGGTCAAGAAGTTTGTCAAGGTATTGCTGGACGAAGATCGCGCCGTCGGCTATGTCCTTCGCGTCAAAGAACGGGTAACGCTTCTTCCGCTTCTCGATACTGTCGGGAATGCGTGCGGCGAGGATCTTGTCGTTCATCGCCGCAAGCATGTCGAAGGTGTCCTGTATCCACGGATCGAAGAGAGCATCGCGGCAGCGCTTCGGAACCTCGTTCCCGAAACAGTCCTTCTCACCGCTGGGGTCTGTAGCCGTGCCTGCCTTTTTGTTGGGCTTACCTTCCTTGCGGTTCAGGTCGCGGCAATCGGGACAGTTGGCGCGAACGCCTTTCCGCGTGCAGGCCGGACAGAGTTTACGACCGGGTTTCGGCTTCTTCGCCGGTTGCTGACGACCACGCCTATCCGTGCGAGTTTGCCCGTTAGTCGATCCGTTATTGTCGCTGGTGCGCGATCGCGCACCAGCCTCTATCTCTTCTCGGACAGTGGCAACCAACTGATCCCCGACCTTACATTGCTCCGCAACCCATCGGTTGCTCGCCTGCGACCACTGCTCGTCAGTTAGCAGCGCCGTCACGGCCTTACGCTTGTCCTCATTGGACCTTCGCAAGCCGTGGTCGGAATTGTCACCTGCCGCGAAGATAATCGCGTCACGCTGAGTGCCTACGCGGACCTCGCAGGGCATTGCAGGTATTCCGGCTTTCTCGTGACCGATGTAGCGGTGGAAGCCACCCCCCAGCCAGTAATGCGCCCCGTCGTGGAAGACGACGGCATTCGGAAGTTTCCCGCCGCCGCGTAGCACATCGGCCAGTTCTTCGACGTACTCTTGGTCGATCTCTACGCGCATCTGTGTGCCGCCGTCGATCCTGATTTCACTGAGTAGCAGAGACTTATTCATCGGATAGATTCTCCGTGATAGTAGCCCATTGTTCGGATACCGCCGCCAGCTGCCGACGATGCGTCTCTTCCCGTTCGACCGCCTCTTGCCAGGCGTACTCGTCGCGGATGGAGAGGATGGAGTCTCGCACCAGACCGGCCAGTACATCCGGCGGGAGTGCGTCCAACTCCCACGACTCGCGGCCGTAAACGCGGATGTATTCAGCTGCGCGGCTGTCCGTGATCTTCGCCGGGTTCGGCGGTGGTTCGTATTCTTCCACCTGTTCCATGTTCAAGGCCAATCGGTTGAACTGCACGCCGCCCATGAACAGTTCAAGCCGCTCCGTAATGTCGCGGCTCATGTCGATCCCGCTGGGGTCGTGGTCACCGAAGTGGAAGATAACCGGCTTCTGATCGGCCTTGAGCCAGCCTTTCAACCGCTGACCGGCAACCCACATTTCCGACTGCGACGTGTAGCCACGGCAAGAGAAGTAGGGCACTTGCAACTCCTGACAGACCCGCTCGAACACACCAGCGAGCGCGTCTTTCTCAATCCAGATTTCAGGCCGGTGAGTCTGACTGGCCCACTTGTCGATGCGGAACTGATCCGCACAAGCCGAGATGATCGACGACGGAGAAGCCCAGCACGGCTGGCTCTTGAGGTTCCGGGTCCGATCTTCCATCAAAGCCCAATCGACCAGCCCGGCCAAGCGCGCGTCATTGATGACGCTGCCGAGATTCTTGTAACTCGGCATGGTGTTCGGAATCAAGTCCCTGGACACGAACTGGTAAAAAAGTTGACGGAGGGTAAGCACATACCCTTGGGCCTGATACTCCGCGAAGATCGTATTCGCGTGGTCGATGAGCGTCTGAGAGTTTCGGCTGAACTTCCGGGGCGTGTAGCAAATCAGAGGCATTGATGGACTCCTGTAATTGGTCCTAGTACGCGCCGCCGCCACGAAAGATGTCTCCCGCGACGGATATGCGTCCGTGACGACGGCGTTTCTCAGATTGTTTCTGTGGGTCTCTCGCGGGAGACTTCGGACATTAGAACGTGCGACCGGCCCGCTGTCAACGGCTTTCCGCCAACGCAGCGGCGAATTCCTCAACTTGCCGGTCGAAGTCTGAGTCGCCATTGAGAATCCATTTCAAAAAACGGATTTGCACGGCCAGCGCGTAGCAATCCTTGCAGCGGTGACAGTCCGCTTGCAGTTGGTAGGCTTCCTCGCACATGGCCAGAAACGCTCGTAATTCCCGTTCAGACTTCACTGGACACCTCCAAATCCTTGAGATATTGACGCGCCCGTTCTTTCGTGACTCCCATCTCCGCTCCAATCCTAGTCAACGTCAAGCCCTGCGACCGCAACTCGGCTGCTCTCGCCCGGCGCTCCATGTTCTTGACCGGAGGAATGTAAGGTGGTTTCGGCGGTTTCGGTTTTGCCCAATGGCGTCGTCGCGGGACGCCAAGCCTGTCGAGTTTTCCATAGATCGTGTGGAGTTTCGATCCGGCAATCTTCGCCAGTTCGCGGTACGTCGCCCCGGCGTTGCGGCGAAACTCAAGCTCCGTGTCGCTGATTTTCAGGTGCTTGGTCATCCGGCACTTCCTTTCACTTTCTCGAATGCTTCCATGAATCGGTCCCAGAATTCGTTGAGGGCGACAGCGAGCTTTTCGGTGTCGGGGCCGCGCTCAACACGAATGAGCAGCGGCGGTAGCCCTGGACTGTACGAAAGGAACCAGCACACCGGCAAGCCAGTCACCAAAAGATGCCCCTGACATTGCCAACGATAGGCCGGAGGCAAGCCACCGTTGCGGAGGTATTCCACTTGTGTCTCGGCTTGCGGCGCCTTGAGTTCCAATGCTCCGGTCGTAGCCGTTTCCGTGCCAACCAAGGCGTCCGGCGATGCGCCGTATCGTCCGCTGTCGTCCAGGCAGAAGCCACCGTTGTAAACCTCAAGACTGGTCTTGAAGCAAAAGTAAGCCCGTGCTTCGGCCTCACATTGGGCGCCCCAACGCATCGCCCTGTTGGTGTAGTTCTCGACACCTTCGGGCGGGATCAAGGAAAGCCTTTCTCCCACAAGCTGATTGATGAGTTTCTCCTGCTGGGTACTCGGCTTGCCTTCCTTCGGCGTCAGAATCATGTCGAACCGGCTCGCGGTAGGTACACCATTGCGGAGTTTGAACCAAGGCTCTTCGCCCTGGATCACGTCGAAGTATTTCACGTCGGCCTCCCTTCTGGTGGGTTGATTACCTCGGCGATGCCGAGACGCTGCCATTCGACGGCTATCCAGCCTTTTTTGAAGCCAACCTTCTCGGCGAGTGCGGCGACGTTCTCGAACTCCCGGCAGCGTTCGACCAGCTTCGGGACGAACACGCTGGCCGGTTGACCCTGAACGCCCGGAATCATTTTCAAGGTTCCGCAAATCGCACAATGGAAGTATCCCATCGTGTAAGTCACCATCACGTTACAGCACGTTGGGCAATTCATGGCTCGTCATCCTCCAAACAGGGCCGGTACAGCCCCGAACCGCGGCACTGGCGACAGCCGAGAGCAGGATCGGCTCCTCCTCCGCTGCCGTGGCAAGCAGGGCACACGCTGGAATCGCCGTCAAAGTCTTCGTCCCATTCGTCCTGGGCCGGCAAACAGGCATCGTGTAAGAACAGTTCGGGATGGACACGGCTATTCTGCGGAGTCATCACCTGACCGCATTTGCCGCATATCGGCTCGTTCATGACTTGACCTCGTTCGCCTGTCGCCGCAGTTCCTGCAACGCCTTCTGAACGCCCTCGGCTGTCAGGTTCTCCAAGGTGTCCACGTTCAGCCACTTGAAGAATGCTGCGACCTTCTTTGAGTGAACCGCGACCGGCTTTCCCTCACCCATCTTGTCGAGCAGTTCGTTGATTTGCCGGATGTCCTCCGCATCGGCGTAGTGCGTCGTCGGTTCGCCGTCCAAGTCGGTGTCAGCGATGACGAGCGAGAACGCCTTGCGGATCATGTCCCGCTGTCCGTATGTGTTGCTTGAGACATGCCCTTGAATCGCGTTCATCACTTCGCCGCCCTTGGCTCCCTTCCCGTCCAGTGGATAGTCTCCCTGATAGCGCTCGCCGTGCCCCTCTCGGTGTCGGATGTCCAGGATGATCCGCGTGTGGTCCGGCAAGTGCGATTCCCCCTCTCCGAAGCTGAGCGAGAAGCCGTACTTGATGTAGAGAGGCTTGACGGCAGCGAGAACCGTCTCAAGACTGGCGTACATTTTGCCGGTGCGACTGTTCTTCGTCCCGCGGATGATGGTAGTCGTCTCACCCTGGCAAGCGTTCATGTCGCGGGCGTAAGCGGCCCTCGCAAGCCGATCTTCCATCTTGCACTTCAGGTCGATCAACTTCCCGATAGCGTCGGGGTCGATGACCCCCCTCGCCACGATGCGTTCAAGCCAGTCCATCTCGGACGGGCTTTCAACTAGGTCGGCCATAATTCCCTCTAGTAGTGTTGGGCGAACTCAATATTGCCACTTTGAATTACGTTAGCCGGAGCCGTCGCCAGAGCCATAGCCATAGCCAGAGCCGTCGCCAGAGCCGTCGCCAGAGCCAGAGCCATAGCCATAGCCATAGCCGTCGCCAGAGCCAGAGCC